TAGATCATCACATGGGCGTAAGCCTATCTTTAAGGATGCGGAACAGTTGTGGGAGGCTGCTACTGAGTACTTTGCATGGGTAGAAGAAAACCCGCTATGGGAAAATAAAGTAGCTCAATTCCAAGGTGACGTGATTGATATGCCTTCTGCTGTAATGAGAGCAATGACTCTTGACGGCTTAACATTATTCCTTGATATAACCTATGAGACATGGAGAACCTATAGGGACAAGAAAGATTTTTCTGTGGTCGTCGATGCAGTTGATAGAGTTATACGCGATCAGAAGTTCTCAGGGGCTGCTGCTGGACTGTTAAACGCCAACATAATAGCCAGAGACCTAGGCTTGAAAGATTCAACAGAGACCGTATTAAAAGGCTCTCTCACCGACATGACCGAGGACGCACTCAATCGAAAGCTTGAACAGCTCAGGAATGAACAGGCAGCAGAAGATTCAAGAGATTGAGATACTTGAGGCGCTGAAGTCAGTACGCCACAATAATCTAGGTCGCAAGGTATACGAATCATTCTATGACTGGCAGCGTCGATTCAATAAGGCGACTGCTGAGTTCACTGCTTGTATGCTGATGGCTGCTAACCAAGTGGGAAAATGCGTTACAGAACAGACGATTATACCAACGCCTGATGGTGACTTCACGGTCAAGGAGTTATATGACCGCGGCGATAACTTCAAGGTTTATTCGTGGGATGGGTCGAAGCCTGTTATTGCTGACGCCTGCACTCCCTTCAAGAAGGAGGGTCTTCATCATTGTTATCGGATTTCTCTCGAAGACGGGTCATTCGTTGAAGTAGCTGATCGCCATCGCATTTCAACCAAGAGTGGTTATCTTTATGTCGATGACCTTCTGCAATTCTTTTCATGCCGTCAGCCGACCAGTAAGGAATGCGACCGGCTAGCTCATACTTCAAGTGTTGAGCATTTGTTTGAAATACTTCCAGATTGCTTGGCTGATTATTTTCGGGATCACCATCACGATGATGTACAACTTCAGACTGCAGTAGCAGACGGTCTAGTATTTCTTCCATCACTAGCCGATGTTCAGCAACATAGCGCTGCTTTGTGCAGTTCGGATGATCTGGACTGTAGATATACCAATAACGCCCAACCTTTTTTCTCCCCCCCTTCCATTCGGGGTGCTGGTCGCCACGGCGCGGGCCGGATGATTGAGTTTTTATATTGTAATGCTTCACACACCTGTCAATTACTTTACGGCTTATCGATAAACGTTCAGCGCATTCTCGCTGGGTTATTTTTTCAACTTCGATCATCAGTTTTATCTGAGGCATTAACTCGTGGTAAAGAGCCTTCATTGGCACCGCCTATTCTGTTGAATGGAAATAGAATTATATCATGTAATTATATTGGCCTCCATGAGGTGTATGATTTCAGCGTGCCTAAATATCTTAATTACATAGCGGGGGATATGATTCATCATAACTCCCAAACAGGATGCTCTATCGATGCCCATCACCTAACCGGTGAATACCCTGAAGACTGGGAAGGCCATAAGTTCGACTTCCCTCCACTTATGTGGTTGCTCGGGTTCTCAATGGAGAAGACTCGAGACTTATTGCAGGCCAAACTATTCGGCAAGATGGTCAATGGTGAGTTTGAGGGCGGCTATATACCCAAAGATAAGATAGTTGATCACATCTTAGCCACTGGTACTAAGGGCGCATGCCGAGAGGTCAGGGTCCAGCATAAGGCTGGTATAGCTACAGTACAGTTCTGGTCATACTCTCAAGGCCAACATGCGATTATGGGCGATGTGGTTGACTGGTATCATATCGACGAAGAGCCAAGAGATGCAGCCATATTTCCTCAAGTACTTACACGAACTATCAACGGTGACCGCGGCAAGGGTGGTAGAGGCATACTGACGTTCACGCCTGAGAATGGTAAGACTGAGTTAGTCTGCCAATTCATGGGCGATAACTTCGAGACCGAAGAAGGCGAAGATGCACAGTCATTCGATGACCTTGATAGCCAATACTTACAGACAGCAACATGGGATGACGCACCTCATATATCAGAAACAATGAAAAGAAAGATGCTGTCTATCTATCCAGCCTATCAAAAAGATATGCGATCGAAAGGAACACCACTTATGGGTGCTGGCTTAATCTTTGAACATGCTCAGAAAGATATTGAATGCACACGCTTTGAGATACCTAGTCACTGGTGGCTAATCAACGGCATGGACTTTGGCTGGGACCATCCCCAGGCCCATATTCAATTAGCTATCGACCCTGATAACAACATCACCTATGTGACCCACGCTTACAAGAAGTCCAAGTGCTACGCTCATGATGCGTGGCATGTTATCAGGCACTGGGCTAATGGTGTGCCAGTAGCATGGCCGCAGGATGGACTACAGACCCGGGAGAATGGCAAAGAGAAGCGTGAGTTTTATACCGAGTCAGACTTTGATATGTGCGATGAGCATGCAACTTGGGAAGCCGGCGGTGTTAGTGTAAACTTAGGCTTATTGATGATGAACAAAGAGTTTGAGCTAGGCACATTGAAGATATTCTCTGACTTGCATGAAGTGTTTGAAGAGATGAGGGAATACCATACAAAGCGTATGCCCAGTGGTCTCAGCGAGATAGTGAAGTTAAAGGATGATCTGATCGATGCTATAAGATATGCCATAATGATGCGAAGAGAAGCAATACAGAAGGTCAGGCTATCAGAAGGATATGAGGATGATTACGAGAATGTCAGAGAAACTAACGCGGGTGGGTATTGAATGAACATCAGTGACTACATTGAGCAGAATAAGAAAGAAAGCCAGTCAACCGAAGAGGCGCGCAAGTCATTATTCGGCAAGGCTTACATGTTCTTCTTCGACAAAGAATCCAGTGTGTGCCGGTCGGTCTTTGCCGATGTCGAATGTGTAACCGTGCTACCTAATCCACTCCAAGCCAGTGTTGACGGCCGCTTCCCAAGCTTTCACTTTGAGCCCAATACCAAGTCCTGCTATAAGATTGAGATACAAAACAACAGGGCAGAGACTATCTTGAAAGGTAGTTTGACCGAGCCTGTTAAGGTGGAGGATGAAGGATGATCGAGTGTAAGGGCGACTTAACAGAGCAATCCCTTGAGGATTTGTTGGTGGAGCTAGATTGCCATAGCAAGAATGAACCATTATACATATCTTCTAACACTGTCTGGTTTATGCCTCCTAGTGTGGATGTGAAAACCTATGAGCGAACCGGCAATCCTGCGATTGACGCCGGTAATATATTTAAGGCAGATAAATAATGAGCCTATCCAAACTCCTATCCCTACTCGATAACGCTAACATAGCTGACTCTCTTACTGACGATGAGCTTGATGACTTGGGTAACCGGGTTAAAGAGCGCTTCGACGAAGATTGGGATTCAATGGATGAGTGGCGTGATGTCGTCGATGAAGGCTTGAAGCTGATGAAGCAGGAGTTTCATGGCAGGTCAACACCTTGGGAGGGGGCGAGTAACTTCAAATCACCCCTGTTAACTGAGGCATCCATAGCATTCGGTGATAAGTCCAGCCTTGAAATTATGCGCTCTCGTAACCTGATGAAGACTGACATCATTGGCCGTGATCCTGATGGACGCAAAAAGGAATTATCAGAGCGTATCAGTGAGGCAATGAACTACCAGATTAACTACGAGATGAAGGACTGGCGCAAGAATCAGAAGCGCTTGCTTTATACACTTCCGAATCAGGGCTGCATGTTTAAGAAGACATTCTTCTGTCCGCTCAAAGGTTCAAATGTATCCACGATAGTTCAGTATCCTAACTTCGCTGTTAACCAAGCCACGATTGATATGAGCTCAGCCCGGGCATTTACTCACATATTAGATGTTGATTTGAATGGCGCTATCGAACGTAAGGCAAGTGGTGTATGGCGTGACGTTGAATTATATCCGGAAGACGCTGATGGTGATGAAGGGTCGAACGAGAAGGAAGGTGTTGATGATGCCGTTGATAACACTGATCGATTCTTAGAGCAATATTGTAGAGCAGACTTAGACGGCGATGGATATGAAGAGCCGTACATCGTAACGATTCACGAACAGACCATGAAGGTTGTGCGGGTAGTGCCACACTTCTCCTTCGATACTATCTTTGTTCAGGATGAAAGAAAGGTCACCAAGTCTTTGTTGAGAATGATTAAAGGCCAAGCCGATCAAGAACTATTAGGCCGGTTTAACC